AGAATAACAGATGACTATTGATGCCTGGGAGTCAGCCGAAACATCAACCCGTAGAAATATGGGAACAGGAATTTACAAGGCCATTGTAGTTGGTCATGTAGATCCTTCATACATGGGAACGTTGCGGGTCTGTCTCTTAAAAGAGCAAGGTAATGACAAATTTGATTACAGTCAACAGTATTCTGTAAAATGCGCAACACCGTTTTATGGAGCAACTAATTTTAATTTCCAAGGCGAAAATAAAGCAGTTGATACAAATGCCCAAACAGGATTTGACGATACTCAGAAAAGTTATGGAATGTGGTTTATACCACCAGATACTGGAGTAACTGTTTTATGCTTATTCGCTAACGGTGAACCAGACGATGGGTATTGGGTAGCTTGTATTCCTGACAAATTTGCCAATCACATGATACCTGCTATTGGCGGAAGTTTAGATTTAGATATAAGCGATGCTGACAAGAAGAAATACAACACAGATATGCCGTTGCCTGTGGGAGAAATTAACAGATTAGCAGATGGAATTCTTGATAAACTTCCAGCAGTCGAAAAAATACCTAAGCCAGTTCATCCTATCGCAGATAGATTTTTAGAACAAGGACTTTTAGAAGATGATTGCAGAGGAACCTCACAATCAACTGCTAGAAGAAATATTCCTAGTATGGTTTTTGGAATTAGTACCCCTGGACCACTAGATCAAAAAGGCAAGAAAAAAACAATTGGAGATTCTGAAAAACCCATTCCGGTGAGTAGATTAGGCGGAACTCAGTTGGTAATGGATGATGGCGACGACCAGTATGTTAGAAAAATGCCTGCAAGCGAAGGCGGTGTTGAATATGCTGATACCAATAATAAAGAAAAAGGGCAGGACAATATCCCCTATAGCGAATATTTTAGAGTTCGCACAAGAACAGGACATCAGCTGCTTTTTCACAACAGTGAAGATTTAATTTACATTGGTAATGCCAGAGGAACTACCTGGATAGAATTAACCAGCAATGGTAAGATTGATATATTTGCAGACGACAGTATCAGTATCCATACACAGAATGATTTAAACATTCGTGCTGATAGAGATATTAATCTAGAAGCTGGTAGAAATATTAATATGGCTGCTACAGGACAGTATAAAAGTCCTACAAAATTATACGGTACGCCGTCAGATAAAGATGAGGCAGGACTAGAATCGGGTCGTATACATTTTGAAGCTGCTGGAAACTATAATCTTATAGTTGGTAAAAATAATACGATTCTAGTTAATAATAACTTTGATCAAGTTGTGTTACAAGATGCAAAAACAACCGTGCAGGGAGGTTATGATTTAAAAGTTGGTAAGGATACAAAGATTACTACAGTTGGAAATACTGACGTTAAATCAGGACAGAATTATACAGAACAAGCTGCACGAATTGATATGAATGGACCAAAAGCAAAAGAAGCAGCAGAAGCGGCAGTTGCTAAATCTCTCAATAGACGAGAAAACTTCATTAATGATGTGAATTTAGGTTGGGAGAAAAAATATCAAAGCACAGAAACTCTATCTAGTATTATGCGTAGAGTTCCAATGCACGAACCGTGGTTAGGCCACGAAAATTTTGCTCCAAATATTTGGAACAAGAAAAATACTGATAGGGACTTTGAATAATTATGGCCAGCAGATTATACAATCAAAAAACAGTAGCCGTTAATAAAGCAACCACCGGTGACAACAATTCTGGATTTTTTACTTATAAAGGTTTCAGTAGTCAGCAGACAAAGAAAAAATTCAAGCTATATGACATCGATCTTGTAAAGCAAGATTTAATTAATCATTTTCATATTCGCAAAGGCGAAAAGCTAGAAAAACCAGACTTTGGAACAATTATCTGGGACATGCTATTTGAACCAATGACTGAAGAAAATAAACGATTGATTACCAAGGATGTAGAAGATATTGTAAACTACGATCCCAGAGTAACTATTACCAGAGTAACAATAGATACCACCGATCAGGGAATTAGGATTGAAGTTGATTGTGTTTACATGCCCTTTAATGTTAATGAAAGAATGACATTTACTTTTGATAAAGAAAACAATATTGTTAGATAAAGTAGCAGTTAATTTTATTGGGTAAATATGTGATAGGAATAGTAAAATGACCACAACTGCACGACAGAATAATTTAATTTTAGCTGAAGATTGGACTAAGATCTATCAGACATTTAAAAATGCTGATTTCAAGTCTTACGATTTTGAAAATCTACGCAGGGTAATGATTACCTATCTGCGTGAAAATTATCCAGAAGATTTTAATGATTATGTTGAAAGCAGCGAATATCTCGCATTAATTGATGTTATCGCATTCCTTGGACAAAGTCTGGCATTTCGTATCGATTTGGCCAGCCGTGAAAATTTTATTGATCTAGCAGATAGAAAAGAAAGCGTTTTAAGATTAGCTAAGATGCTTTCTTATAATGCTAAAAGAAATATTCCTGCATCAGGTTTACTAAAGTTTGATTCTATTACTACCACAGAACCAGTTATTGATAGTAACGGAAAAAATCTATCTAGACAAACGATCCTTTGGAATGATCCAACGAATTCAAACTGGTATGAGCAGTTTATTTTAATTTTAAATTCTGCCATGGTTCCGAACACAGAGTTTGGAAAGAGCCAAGGTGAAGCAACAATTGACGGAATTAAAACTCAGCAATATGTTTTTAATACTTTTTCAACCGATGTTCCAATTTTTTCTTTTACCAAAACAGTTGCAGCGAGAACTACAGTTTTTGAATTAGTAAGCACACTTATAGATGCCGAACAAAATATCATTAAAGAGGAAGCGCCTACTCCTGGATCTCAACTAGGATTTATTTTTAAAACAGACGGCAAAGGCGCTTCTAGTGCTAACACTGGCTTTTATCTAATGTTCAAACAGGGAAGCCTTGAGCTAGTAGATTTTGCCATAGCACAACCAACCACTAATGAAAAAGTGTCTGTAGAGAATGCCAACATTAATAATAATGATGTTTGGTTATTTTCACTAGGGGCAGACGGGACACAAGGCGAAGAATGGACACAGGTTTCTAGTCTAACAGGAAATAATATTCTTTATAACAGTGTTAATAAAAATATTAGAAATATCTATAGTGTAATTACCAAAGCTGACGATAAAATTGATCTTCAGTTCTCTGATGGTGTTTATGGAAACTTGCCACAAGGAAGTTTTAGAACATATTATCGTGTTTCAAATGGTTTGAATTATTCTATAGCACCGAGCGAAATGAGAGGTATTAGCATTTCGATCCCTTACATTAACAAGAAAGGTGTAGCTCATACTTTAACTTTAACACTAGGATTGAAATACACAGTTTCTAATTCTTCATCCTCAGAAGATATCGAAAGTATTAGATCTAAAGCACCTGCTGTTTATTATACACAGAATAGAATGATAACAGCGGAAGATTATAATTTAGCACCACTTGATGCATCTCAAGAAGTTTTAAAAGTAAAAGCAGTTAATAGAACTGCCAGCGGGATAAGTCGCAATTTTGATATTATTGATGCAACTGGAAAGTACTCTACAGTTAATGTATTTGCTGACGATGGCATCATTTATAAAAATGAAATCGAAAAAGCGATTTCTTTTAAGTTTTCGACAAGACCTCAAATACTTAATTTTTTAAGAAACACCGTTGAAAAAGAAATTTCTTCAACAGGAGTTTATAATTTTTATCTAACAAGATTTGATAAGATTATTTTTACAGATTTTAATATACATTGGTTGCAGATAACAAAGGATATCGATTCGTCGACTGGTTATTTCCGCAACGCCAACGACCAAACAAAAATAAAAATAGGTAATTACACATCTACGAACATGAGATTTTTTGAAACAGGATCTTTAGTAAAATTCGTTCCGCCTGCAGGAAAAGCATTTAAAAATGGAGTTTTAGTGACAGCTGATGCCAATGATCCATTTCAAACTGATAGATTATGGGTTAAGGTAGTAAATGCAGTCGGCGACGGAACTAATGCTGATAGAGGTGTGCTAGCAAATGGTCTAGGGCCAATTACATTTAGTGAAGTAGTTCCTACCGATTCTGTTATTTCTAGAATTGTTACTAAATTTGTTACAGATTTTGATGCTGCATTAGAAACCGAAATTACAAATCTAATGTTTAATCTTCAAAACTTTGGTTTAAGGTATAGTATCGAAGATAGACAATGGAAGATTATTACATCTTCTAATTTAAATGTTAATAGTTCATTCTTCAGTACTGCACAGAGTGGAGATACTAGCGGAACAAATCTCGACGGATCATGGATTTTAGCGTTTGTTTATACTGGTGTACAATATAATGTTCATATCAGACAACTTGATTATATTTTTGAAAGTTTAGAACAAAATAGATTTTATTTTGATAATCAAGAAAAAATTTATGATTCTAAAAATGCCAGAGTCATTAAGGATCAAATAAAAGTTTTAGGAGTTAATACTAACTATACAAAGATCACTCCTTTAAAACAAGACTTATCATTTGAAATAAAAGACAATGTGAGATTTGAGGACGGATATCAAAGTACAAGTTCTGTCAAACTAGGATTCTTCGATTCAGATGATGATGGAATTATTGACAATCCTGATACCTTTGAAATGATAGCAGGCGAAGATCAAAATTTAAAATATCTATTCTTTCAAAGAACGATTGATGAATATGGTGCCGAAGTATACAAATATATTTCTAGCAGCGACGATGGTCCAATTTTAGTCAAAGATAAAACTTCAAACGAAATAGGCAACATCAATAACTATGATAATGGGCAATTGATTTATTTTTACGATCAATCCGAAGATGTTATTAAACGTGTTGCATTAACAGATACCGGAAGTAAAGTTTTTGAAATAGATAGTTCATATAGAGCAAATATCGGCCGTAACTCTATCAAGTTTCAATATATTCATAATGCAGGTGTTGATCGTAGAATCGATCCTAGTGTAAGTAATATAATTGATGTTTATCTTCTAACAAAAAATTACGAAACAGCTTATGTAAACTGGTTAAGA